CGAACTTTGGTGTTTTTCATTTACAATCAGAATCATAGAAACTAATCAGAATCATAGAAACTAATCAGAATCATAGAAACTAATCAGAATCATAGAAACTAATCACAAATGAAAAACTAATCACAGAATTATTAGTCCCGTGAGAGAGTGGGAGAATCAAAGAATATTCTCGAAAGAATCTTTCTCAGTCATTTTGTCCAATCGTGCAATGAGTTTCTGAGAAACCGAATCATCCACCGAAGATACTTCAATCGCGCGGCGAACACCTTGAATCTGAACAGCGGACAGAATTGTAGCGCCACCACTGAGTGAGCCAATCAATCCTTTATATGAATTCAAATGCTTTTGCACAGTGTCCATCTGATTTGGTGTCAGATCCTCGAAACCCAGTTTTTCAGCAATGACTACAGTCAGATTGTCCTGCACATTCGCAACGAACCAAGCATCCAAGAATTCCTTGGTGAGTCTCCCTCCGGTGGATTCTGCCTCCAAGAATGCAACACACTGTGAGACTGTGATTTCATTATCTCCAAGCTCAGTGCGTGCGCCATCTGAAGTTTCATACAAATTCCGAAAAATTCCATCCTGCGCGGATTCAAGCATGGTGCGGATGTGGGGAATTAGGGAATCAATTGCGCCGACAATCTCAGTTTCAGGGATCAATGGCACTGATGCGCAAACCGAGGGAAACTTGGCAGGATTGTTTTTCGTGCTCTTATAACCTACCTTGGAGAGTCGCTGACCATTCAGGGGCTTGGACTCACCCGAAACGAATTTAGAGACTGCGTGGCGATTGGTGATGGACATGATATTTCCTTTACGATGATTGATTGGGAATGATGGTAGATACCATCCTATAACCCACGATTGTGGGCTAGATGGATAGAATCAATAAGCCAATGAGATGATACGAGCCCACAATCTAAACTCTACACGGGTCATGCCATGCTTAGAATAATATCGCCATGCAAACTCAGTGCCATGTGTCTGCCAAGTATCAGCAAACAGTTCTGTAAACCTGATTTGTTCTGTTCCGTGCATAATTACACCTCTTTTTGAAATTCAATTTGAATGGCGAGAACAAAAGCGTGGCGCATTCCCAGTGCATGATGCTCGGGTATCTTTTCCCATTCAGTTGTATGCCACAAGTTGACAAGTTTAGCTAACATTGACATTTTCATGCTCCTAGAATCTTTGGGTTTCGTGAGTCAATCAATCCAGGATCATAGTATCGTCAGTATGCCCAATCTAGTCAAGCAGTCTTACAAACTGTTACACTTTCATCCCTATCCAATCCTATCCATAACCAAAGTGAGCACTCACTAACAAAGGGAGAAAGGTGGGAGAGGGGGTGAGGGCCTTTTTAGTGTTTTGTGGCAGCGGTATCCTATAACGACTCTCCCATTTTTCTAAACTTTTTCAAATTCACACTGAAATTAGAATCCCCAGCTTGGCTCCGCCAATTAATCTGTCATACTAACATCAATCCACAAATCTTTCAGGGCCGCCATGTCCACATCTACCACATCTGCAACTGAAGAGCGCGCACTTTCCCTGCTTGGTCAAGGTTTAGGGCCGGAAATAGTTGCATCTGCAGTAGGTGTCTCAGTTTCGCGGATCTCACAACTCCTCTCAGACCCGAATTTCTCCGCGCAAGTCTCAACTCTCCGATATGAGAATCTAGCGAAACACAATCAGAGAGACAATAAATATGATCGGATGGAAGAACAGCTCCAAGATAAGCTTGCGGATCTGATTCCATTCATGATGAAGCCATTTGAAGTTCTAAAAGCAATCCAAATCATCAATCAGGCAAAAAGAAGGGGCACTAGCGCTCCTGAATCTATCACGAATCAACAAACTGTCGTACAATTAGTCATGCCTACACAGATCATTAATAATTTCTCAAAGAATGAAATCTCAGTGAACATCAATAATCAAGTAGTTCGCGCCGGAAATCAAGATCTTGTCACAGTGCAATCTGCGCGAATGGAACATCTCTTAACAGCTTCCAAAGTTCCTAAACTCTCAGGAGAAATATCAGATGTCAAAGTATCCAACGGCCTCTGACCAGGCCAAAATCCAAAAAGTCCTAGAAGAGTCTAAAGTGAAAGCACTCTTTAAGTCTCAAGCTCTCGAAGCTAAGAATAAAGAGGCCGCCAAACAGCAACTTCTAGCAATCCAACTTATGCTTTCCAGGAGACCTGTTAAGTGAGTAATTCATGGGCGGAGAAACTTGGACTACCTTACACTCCATCCCAGGAACCTGAGGTAGTTCAAGAATCTACTCAAGAAGCCTCATTCAATTCTTCTGAGGTTGAGAAACTATCTAAGGAATCTTTGGATTTCTTGGCGGCCCTTGCCATGCCAACAGTTTTTCGCTATCTATTCCCTCCTCTATTCAAAGCAGCTTGGGAATGGCTAATCTCCTATATCCACAAAGAACGAGATTTCTCCCAACTTGTTCTAGGTCTCCCTCGTGGATTTGCAAAAACCACTTTCGTAAAGATCTTCTTGCTCTATGTGATCCTATTCACAAAGCGGCAATTCATTCTTGTCTGTGCGAACTCAGTTCCTAAAGCTGTCGCAATCTTAGCAGACGTGATGGACTTCTTGAACGAGCCGAACATTAAGAAAGTGTTTGGTGACTGGTCTTTGGGAGTTGAGACAGATCAACAGGTACTGAAAAAATTTGGGTTCAGAGGGCGGAATATCATTCTTGCAGCCGGCACAGTGGAATCTGTCCGCGGCTTGAATATCAAACACCAGCGACCAGATGTAATGCTCTTTGATGATATTCAGTCTCGTCAGGATGCAGAATCAGAAGTAATCTCAAAGCAGATTGAAACCGACATGATCGGTACTGCCATGAAGGCTAAATCTCCTCATGGCTGTTTATTCATTTTCGTGGGGAATATGTATCCCACAAAATGGTCTATTCTCAAGCGCCTGAAACATAACCCTTCTTGGTTCAAATTCATTGTAGGTGGAATATTAGATTCTGGTGAATCTCTTTGGGAAGAACTCCAACCAATCAAGCAGCTCCTACAAGAGTATGAAAATGACCTCTCAATGGGGCGACCGGAAATCTTCTTTGCAGAAGTCCTGAATGATGAGAACGCATCAGTCAACAACCTGATCGACCTATCTAAACTCCCTCAGTATTCCATACCAGAAGATGAAATCCACCAAGGGAATTTTATAGTAATCGACCCTGCAACAGATAAGGCAAATGCTGATGCAGTGACACTCACGTACTTTGAAATCCATCAATCTATCCCAGTTGCAAAACTGATAAAAGAAGGCCGCCTATCCCCAGGTGACACAATAGCGGAAGCGCTTAAGATAGCACTATCCAAGAACTGCCGAGTGGTTGCAATTGAATCCAATGCGTATCAGTATTCTCTGAATTATTGGTTCCAATATATCTGTGCGCAGATGGGAATCATAGGAATCGAGGCGGTGGAAATCTACTCAGGTTCTTATTCAAAGAATTCCCGGATTCTCACAATGTTCAAGCAACTTCTTGCAGGAGAAATTCTTGTTCATCCTTCTCAGCAGGCAACTGTAAATCTCCAAATCTCCCAGTTCAATCCTCTCAAACGGGACAATACAGATGGCATATTAGATTGCCTAACTTATGCCCCGAAAGTGATTGAACTCTATGGGCCTCTTATTGTTGGTGGAACAATCATAGAAGCTCAAGAATTTTCCACAATCCGAATCCACTCTGAGTACGAAAACTCACCTTTTTGATCCTCACCTAGAAAGATAACCTCAATGTCCGCAGCAACCCCTCTCATCATCCCTGATAAATCTCAGGAAGCAATCATTCAGTTCCATCGCCAATGTTATTCCATGTTGAATCAGCAATGGAATATTCGTGAGCAGATGCGGCAGATTGATCTTGCATATAATCGGGAAGCAGATTGGACGAAAGATCACCGGCGAGCACAGTTAGCTAATCGCTATGGAGATCCGTCGAAATTCCAGAATGTTACAGTTCCTGTTGTGATGCCGCAAGTTGAATCTGCGGTCACTTATCAAGCATCTGTATTCTTGACTGGTCAACCTCTTTTTGGTTGGGTTGCTCCTCCTGAATCTGAAGATGCCGCCTTACAGTATCAGGCGATCATCGAGGAAAATAGTATTCGCGGCGGTTGGGTTCAGCAATTCATGCTCTTCTTCCGTGATTGTTTCAAATACAATATCGGCATTGTTGAACCATCTTGGGATCGAGTTGTCACGGCGGCCATTGAAACTGATCTTGGTTTTGGTGCAGAAGGAAAACCTAAGGAAGTTATCTGGACAGGAAACTCAGTCAAGCGCTGGGATCCATATAATTCTTTCTGGGATTCACGATACAAAC